CGAGCGGAAAATCTGGCGCATGTCGCGCATGACTTCCGCCCATGCGATAAAATGCTCGGTCTGCTCGAGGCTGCTCCAGTAGAGGGCGAGGGCGTTGGCCTGCCGGGGGCGTGCCATGTGGTGAGTCCGTGCCTTGGTGAAACCTGCGGACATGGCGGAGAGTGCGCCGCCGGTGCCGTCCGGGGAAATGTTTGGATCCTGCTTGCCGTCCATCGATTCAAAAGCGCCCGGCGCGTAATTGCGGATCTGCGGCATGTCCAAACCGAAAAGGCGTTGGTGGACGGGATTGAGGCGCTGGTATTGCATGTCATATTCCCCGCGAAGGTGGGACATGATGGTGAGCGCGCGCGGATCGATCTTTGCCCGGATCTGATTGAGGACTTTTTCGGTGAATCCGTATTTGTCGAGGGCGGGTAGGTATTGGGACTGTGCGGCGAGCTGCAAGAAATAGACGGCTTCCATGTCTGACATGCGGAGGAAGGTCGGCGCGCCGCGTTGGGTGACTCTCTCGAAGCGGATCACCTTGCCTTGGAATGCCTTGTCTTGATCCTGGGCGGCCTTGCGCTTCAAGCGGAAGTCTGCGAGCGCCTGGCGGAGGGATTCCATGGCGATGAGGTCTTTCTCCCATCCGGGTTTGAGCGTGCCGTCGAGGATGCTGGCGGCCTGTTCCTCGGACATTTTCACGGATTCGCTGCGGCGGCCTTCTGCGATTTCGATATTCCAATCGTCGCGGGCGGTCGAGAGGGTGGCGATGATCTGGTTTAGGCGGCGCTTGCGGGAGCGTCCGGTGAGGTTGAGGGCGGTAAATGCGAAGTTTTCCCAGCGCTGGCGGGCGTCGATGCGGGCGCGGGTGACGGATCGCTCGGAATCGCGGATGCGCTTCTGGTAGTCGCGGGCGGCGATGGAGTTGGGGAACATCCATTCCATCATTTCATGGAAGGAAACAAGGCCGAGGCGGTAGCCTTCCATGCGGTCGAGGAATCCCTTATCGTCCACGCGCTTTTTCCACTTGGACTGTGAGGGGAGGCCGCCGAGGGATTCGATCACTTCGCGGCGTTCGGATGCGGTCTCGGAGCGTTTCGCCTGGTCGAGCATCTGGCGGGCGGTGCGTCCCTTGGTGTAGATTTGGAGGAGGTGCTTGCGGGCGGCGGCCAGCTCGGCGCTGGTCTGGGTGGAGAGGCTGGCGAAGGTGTCGATGAGGTCGAGGCGTTCCTGTGCGGCGGCGAGGCTGCGCTCCCATGCGTCAACGGCGGCGTCGTCCTCGGGGTCGGGGAATTGGTTGTCGAGGGCGTCGAAGGAGGCTTGTGCGGCGATCTGTTCCGCGCTGGCCTCGATGGGGGTGAGGCGGGTGAGCGGGAGGATGGCGTTGATGAGGCGCTGCGTTTCCGGGGTGAGGCGGCCGCGCACGCTGCGGTTTTGGCGGAGATCCGGCTGCGCTAGGTCTAGGACGCGGGTGATGCTTTCGAGGTAGGCGGATTGGAGGACTTTTTCCAGGGCAATATCGGCCTTGTCCATGAGGCGGATGAGGGCTTTAACGCGGCCTTTCTCGGTGGTCTTGGAAGTGATGTCCTCGAAGTCCATTTCCACGCGCCCGCGCGCGTCGGGTGGTAGTGCGCCGATGATGGCGCGGGCTTCTGCGATGGCGTCTTGAATGCGCCGGCGTTCTTCCCCGGCCTCGTCAGTGGGTAGGCGGGCGAATACGCCGATGCCGTTGTCCATGTCCTCAAGGCGCTGCTGGGTGGCGGCAAGGCGGTCGCGGACGCGGGAGTAATATTCGGCGCGCTCGTCGGGGGCGGCGGTCATTTTCGCGGCGATGGCCTGCTCCAGGCGGGCGAAGGCGGCGGGGCCGAGGGAGTAGGAAACTCCGTCCGCTTTTTTGAAAGCCCGTCCGTCGCTCGTAAGGTCGAAGCTATGTTTGACGGTGTAGTTCTTCTGGGCGTAGCGCAAAAGGCTTCCAGCGTGTCCTTGCCTTCTGTGTTCTTCGTCTGTGTAAACGCCAGAGATCACGCCTTTTTTGCTGCGTGTTCCCTGCATTTTGACGTAAAGGGCGCTGATGATCTGGCCATTGTCATCCATTTTTACGAAGCGGTAATAGCGCCCGGTGGATGTGGCGTAGTCGGCGGCGTAGGTGCGGAATTGTCCGTCGTTGGAAACTTCCGATTCTGCATCTATCCCATTCCCTTGGATCAAGGGTTGCAAAAGGGACTGATTGATTCCGAGGGAAAAGGAAGGGTCTAGTCCAGCGTCTGAGCCTGGAACCATTGATCCGCTTCCTGTGTTTCCTTTAACATCGAAGCGTAGCGCGAAGCCCTCGATTCCTCTGGCTCCGTTGAGGGAGTAGGCGGCGAGCTCTGCGCCGGTAAAGGCTTGGATGGGGATTCCGGTGGCACGCTGAAACTCTTCCTCGCTCATGCCCACCTTGTCAAGCGCGCGGGTGATTTGTTCGGTGGTGGCGGCGATGTTTTTGGTGTAGCGCCCGGATGCGATGCTGAAAATGTGCTCGGCCTCGATGCCCTGCGCGGAGAGGTGATCGTAAAGGGACGTCAATGTGCTGCCGCTGGTGAAGGTGTCGTCGATGAGGACAACGGTTTCGCCGGGCTGTATCTCCAGCGTTCCCTCGAAGTCGTGGTCTTTTTTGCTGCGCTCGTTGTTGTCCGCTCCGGTGAGGCCTCCCTTTTTGAGTTGGAGGACGGTATTGGCGACTCTCCCGCCAAGCTGCTGCTGCAATGCCCAAGCGGCGGCGATGGGGAGGAGGTTCTGCTTGGCTCCCTCTTCCTGGCGGATCGGGACGAAAACGGGCGAGCGGTCGCCGAGGGCGGCCTTGTATGGCGCGACGCGCTTGCCGGTGAGGAAAAGGCGGGCGATGTCCCAGGCGGCGCGCTTGTCCCCTTCGCGCTTGGCTGCCTTGTAGGCCGGGGAAACCATCATCGGCTTCTCCGCTTCCTCGTCGAGGATGACAAGCTGCTCGCCGGGTTTGAGGAGCGCGTGGGTGATGCCTTTGACGTTGGTGGTGGAAATGATTTCGCGCGCGCTCTGCGGGTAGTTGGTCGGCATGACGCGGCGGGTGCCGATGGAAAAGGAAGGCTGCCCGGCTGCGACGGATTCCCGCATTTGCGGGGTGATGGTGACGCGGTGGATTGGAACGGCTTTGCCTTGGATGGCTCCGTCCGCCTCAAGCTGGGCGAGTTCTTCCGGGGTGGCGTTGTCGAGTTCACCCATGTCGATTTCCTCGGAGGCGATGGATTGGCCGATGGTGGAGGATTCCACCTTCCCGCCCCACTGCTTCACATACTTCCCGATCTCCTTGGGCAGCATGTTGTCGTAGAAGCCTTTCATGCCGGAGCCGCCGACTTTAAGGCCGTCTCCTTCAAGCCTTCCTTTGCTTTTGAAGGAGTCCACTTGAGTTTTAATTCTGTCGGCAATTTCCTTGCCTACGAAGTCGGCAATCTCAGAATATGTGAGTGCTTCTTTGTTTAGGTCTTGTGCGTCTCCGCCTTGTAATGTCGCTACCCCAACGTCGATTTTTACAGCCTCGCGGTTGGATTCAGAGCTTACCCGCCAGTCGATGTGCCGCACTTGCTTACTCAGGTCAAAGCGATCGTTCTGAGTCTCGCCAACCGTCCAGCCAATCCAATCCTTGCCGGATTCCACGGCCTCGCGGAGGGCGCGCTTGAACATGGCGAGCGGCCAGGTGGTGCGGAATGGGGCGTCGGCGATGCGCTCGGAGTCCATCCCCTCACCGAATCCTTGGGCGTCCCTCATGGCCTGCTCCCTCGTTGATCTACCCGGATGGCGGGTAATCATTTCCCCGGTGCGCTTGTCGAAACTCTCCCAATATCCGGGGTAGTTTGAGGGATCCTGTCCCTCTGGCACGACTGACTTTATGAAATTCAGCTCAATATCATTCTCATTCGGTCGTCCGAGTGCATAACCTTTTTTCCTGCCCGCTTGGTGCCGGTCGCTTTGGATTTCCTCAATGAAAAGGCCGGGAGCTCCCTGTGAATCTTCGCGTTCGTTGAGGCGCATGTGCGCGACGTAGTTGGAAATTTCGGGGAAGTGGCTGGAAGTGTAGGAATTTGGTTCCTTGGGCTGCTTGTCGCGGAGGATATAGGTTTTGGCCTCGGCCTGAGTCGGGTGATTGGACTTTGGTATTTGGAGGACGTTGCCGGGGACTTCAAAATACCAAAACAAATCCGGGCGTCCGGCGATAGGCGCGGCGGGGTCGATTGCGACAACGTTTTCCTCGGTGTAGCTGGTGCCTTTTTGGGGTAGGCGGAGGACGGTTTCCCGGTAGTTCTCACCGCCGGGGAGGGTGTATTGTTCGTATTTCGGATTAGTTGAGTCCCGCCGCCGATTTGTGGCTTGGAAAACAGTATCTTCGGTGATGTTGATTCCTTGCTGGTCGGCGTATTCCGCTGCTTCTTGGTAGCTGCGGAAGTAAGTATTTTCCTCCCCATTGGAAACAGCCCAATCATAAACCGCTCCTTTTCTCTGCGGATCACTCATGGTCACTTCCGCAAATTCCACGCGCCCGGCGGCGGCGAGGTAGGCAAGGAGGTCGGATTTCTTCACCTTGTCATTATCCAGGGCGAGGCGGAAAACTTCGCTTTCGATGCCGCTCCATTTGATTTCCTCTGCTTTGACTCCGCTGCCTTTGGCGGGGTCGATGGTGGCCATGATCTGCGCGAATGTGGCGGCCTTGGGGAGCTTGTCCTCGATGACTCTTTCGAGCTGGGAATAGAAAGGCGCGGGGCTGGCTCCAATGGAGAAAGAATCGCCGTCCTTGGTGGGGGAGGTTTGGGTTTCCTTGGTGGGGGTGACGGTGGCGCGGCCGATGGAAAAGGAACTCTCAACGGATGGTTGATTGTTGACTTCGGCAATGCGCGATTCTAATTTCTCCTCGAAGCCCGCAACCCGGTTGTAGTTCCGCCGATCTTCGGAAATGGAGGACGCCTTGAAAATTGCGGGTTTCACTATTTCCATGGCCTCCACCGAGTAGATCCGCGTTCCGTCGGATTCCTCCTTGAATTCGTTGACGGTGATCTTGGCTAGCATCACTTCCCCCCCGCTGATGAAAGGCGCGTGGTAACGGTGCCTTGCCTTCATGTTGTCGCCGTCCGGATTCGTGTCGCTGTGGGTGCGGATGGATCTTTCGAAAAGTGTGTCGAGATTTGCTGTCACAAGGGAATGAACTTCCGGGGAAACGGATTTCGATGACGCTTTTTCGTGGAGTATTTTCCTGAGGGAGTTAGCGGAAATTGTGGCGACGGTGTTGTCGTCCGCGTTGACGATGGGCTTTCCGATAAATGACCGCGCGGACTCGCGGGCTTCTTCAAAGGTTTTTGCGGCGCGGGGAATAGCGCGGCCGATGGAGAAGGAAGGGTAGATTTGTGGGTTTGCGTCGTGTGCTGCTTGGGCTTCTGCTACTTCTGCGGTTGTAGGGAGCCGACCGAAGGCGAATTTTTGTTCTCTGACGGGGGTGTAAAGGACTGTGCCGTCTGGGCTGATTGGGATGTATGCGTAATCCTTTTCCCTGATGCCTTCCCATACAGCGCCGGGCAGGTCTAGCAGTTCCGGCAGGGTTTCAATGATGTTTTTAACTTCCCATCCTTGATCGATGGTCATGGAGTTGAGGCTGTTTGCCAGCCATTGCCATGTTTCCGCTACGGTGCCGGAATTCTTCCAACCGTCCGCTTTGGATAGGGCTTTGACAAGCCAGTCGGCATTGCGCTGGTCGGTTCCTTTTTTTCGCCATGCGCGCAGTATGGCGTCACGTCGTCCACCATTCCGAATCCCGTCCCAAAACGCTCCTCTCCCATCGGATAGCGTATCGGGGACTGCTGGTAGCGTTTTGATTTCATGGCCGTCCGGAAAAAGAACACCTGTGTTTGAGTGGACGTAAAGCGTGGCGCCGTCCGGGCGCAAGTTGAATCTTGGATATGTCGTCCCGATGGAGAAGGAATCATTCCCGCGGCTGCCGGTGCCATAGACGGGTTTGTTGTAGGAGATGGATGATTCGAGGGCGTCGAGCATGTCGGCGGGGGTGTCGAAGTCGAAGCCCTTTTCGTTCATGGACTCGCGGAGCTTGTCGATGTCCACCATTTGACCGACGGGGAGGAAAAAGGCGTTGGCCTCGTTGGAGCGGTCGATGGTGCGCCCGCTCCTGTCCTTGCGGCGGGTGGGCTTTTTCATGCTCTCCCATATCCGGCGCACTTCGCCGGCGAGTGGGTGCTGGTTTTTGCGAAGGGTTTCCGGGTGGGGCATACGGCCTTCCAGATTGTCGCGGATTTCTGGGAAGCCTCCCATGGCCTCGGCGGCGAGCTGGTCGCGGTGCTTTTTTTCGAGGCGGGCTAGGACTTCGGTTTCATTGATGCCGATGGCGTCCTCCAGGCGGGAGACGAGTTCGGTGGGGACGTTGCCGGATGCGAGGGCTTTTTTCAGTTCCCCGGCGCGGGTGAGGTCGGCGGTGATGGCGGAGCGGGCGAGGTCGATGGTGTTGGCTCCGTAGGTGGCGGCGACTTCGATCCATTGGGAAACGGCGGGCGGTAGGAGATCGGCGCGGGCGTTGCCGATGACAAGGGCGCGGGCGAGGGCGGAGAAGCCTTCCACAAGCGGGAGGGTGTTGTCCGGGTCATACTCGTAGTCCTGGGCAATGAGGCGGGTGTTGCTGGCTCCCTCATAGTCGCGGATGTCGCGGAGGATGCGGCGGGGATCGGCGAGGGAATCGTCGAAGGCGCGCTTGATGCTGTCCTCGGCAAAGTCCTCGAAGACGTCGAGAGGGTCGGCGTTCTTGAAAAGCTGCACGGCGTAGCGGTATTGGCCGTCGCGGGATTGCTGGGTGTAGGAACGGGCGCGGATGGTGAGGGATTCCACTTCCTTTGCGGCCTGTGCGGGTGTGAGGCCGTTCTGGAGGATAAAGATGCGGACGCGGCTCTCGATCTGCTCTGGGTTGGCGATGCCTTCCTTGACGGCCTGCGGGAGGGTGAGGGTGCGCTCCTGCTCGTCGATCATGGTTTCCTCGGATGCCTTGCCTTCGGAGGTGAGGAAATTGAGCAAGTCCTCGCGGGAGGTGAGGGCGATGGTGTCGAGGTCGGTCTGGCTGGCGGAAAGCGCCTGCTGCCTCCAGTGGAGAAGCGCCTCCTCCTCGGTCTCGAATTCCTGCGAGTCGCGCGTGAGTGGGTCGGTGTAGGTGTAGGTGAATTCGGAATCGCGGGTGATGCGGTCGAGTCCGGCGGCGGCGGTGAGGGAATTGATTTCCCGCATGACGTCGAGCGCGGCGGCTTTCTGCTCCTGCGTGCGCTCCTCCAGTCCGGTTTCCCATGCCTGGCGGAAAAGCTCGTCGGTCTTTTTGACGTCGGTGGTGTTCACCATTTCGTCCACGACGGAGGAGGGAACGCCGATGGCGTCGAGGACGGTGCGGTTTTTGGCGAGCTGCGATCCGTAGCGGAAATGCTGGAAGGATGCGCCGCCTGCGCCGACAACGGCGAAGGGAAGGACGGCGAGGAGGGTGTCCTTCTGTTCCGCTTTGCCGACGGTGAGCCAATCACCCCAGAATCCTTTCCAATCGGTATCCGGTGCGATGTTGGAAAACTCGAGTGCGAGATCCTGCGCGAGGCGGTCGATGCCTCCCTGCACGGCTTCCTCGGCATATTCCGTGGCTCCGATGGATACGGCTCCGGTAGCTCCGGCGATGGTGGCGCGGGCGGCGGGGTTGAAGACGCCGGATTTGTTGAGGATTCCCGCGAGGCCGGGGAGTTTCCCGCCGATGATCTTGAATCCCACCTTGTTGAGGACAACCTCCGCGCCCGCCTGGGCGACGCCGGAAGCGGCTGCCGCGCCGATCTGTGCGCCTGCGGATGCGTCCGGGTTTATGGTGCGGGCTTCTTGAAAGGAATTTCCGGCAAAGCTGGATGCCATTGCGCCCCATCCTATCGGCCCCGAAAGTGTGGCGGGGATCGTCCAGGCGGATTCCCCGGCAAGGACAAGGGACTGCACGGCGATGTTGTCCCCTGCCCTGCGGAGCGGATCCACTTCGCCGAGGAAAGCCTTGCGGAGGTTTTCCGCGTCGGTGCGGATGGTGAGGTTATCGGCGGCTGTGCGCTTCTGCTCGGCTCCGGCGGGGATCATGTCGCGGATGGCGGCTCCGGCCTCCATGGGGGCGCGGATAGCGGACATGGCGGCGTTGTCCCCGCCGCGTTCGATGGAGGTAAGGATGCGGGCGAATGCGCCTTTCTCTTGCTCGGGGAGCTTCTGCATTTCCCGGGCGATGAGAGCGATGGCGATTTCCTTTTTCACCGGATCACGCGGGAGGGCGGCGGCCATGCGATCCATAAGTGCGAGGTGCGGGAGTCCCTGCATTTGCCCGGATGCGAGTCGGGCGGCTTCGGCTTGGAGCGCGGGCATGATCTCGCGGACGGCGGGCATAGCCTGGCGGATGCGCTCCTTGGACTGGCGGCGGGTGGCGAGGATCTGGTCGGATACCTGTGGGCGAAGGCGCTCCGGGATGGCGGAGAGGTCGGGGAGCGTGGTGGGGAGTGTGCCGCCAAGGATGGATTCAAATTCTCCCTTGGCGATCTCGCGGATTTTCTCGGTGCTTCCAAGTTCCTCATCGAAGCGGGTTTTGATGGCGGTGAAAACGGCGGCTTCCGATGTGTCCTTGTCCAGGCCGAGGTGCTGCTTGGCGTAGATGGTGCGGATGGTGTCGTATTTTTCCGGCGGGATGGCTTGGCCGACGGTGGCGGAAAGGAAGGTGCGATTGATTTCCCGCATCTTGAAAGCCTCCGGATCAGGAACGAATTCCATTTTCCGGGTGAGGTCGGCGAAGGCCTGTTGCGGGAGGGCTTTTTCGAGGGGCTTGGTGTAGAGCCCGGCGAGGGAATCGTTGCGCTCGCGGTTGGCGGCGGTGGTGACGTTGGGGAAAAGGTCGTGGCCGTGGCGGCGGCGCTCGGTGACGTAGGATTTCAGCGCCTCGCGGGAAGTGGCAAGGGCGGGGCTGGCCGCGAGCTCTGGGTTGGTGCGCGCCTCGCGGAGTGTCTGGTAGGCGGCGAAGGCGGTTTCTTCGGGGATGCTGGTGGCGTCTCCTTGGACGAGTTGCAGGTCGGTGGGTGTCATCGTGGTGGGAGGAGTGCGTCGGTGGATCCGGGAGTGCCTGGGGCGAGTCCGTCGAGAGGTTGGATGGGTGGCGTTTCGAGCAAGCTGTCGATGTCGTCGCCGATGCTGAATTTTTGCGGGATGGTGGGGAGGAGTAGGGAATTGGAGCCGATGCTGCGCTGGTTCATGCTGTCCACGAAGTCGCGCACCTCGGCGGGCGAGGGCGGAGTGGGGCGGGAGGCGATGAAGCGTTTCGCCTCGATGCGGATGTCCTCGGCCTGACGGGCGGCTTTCTCGCGGGTGTCGTAGTCGGCTTCCTTGGAAACGTCGCCGAAAGCGCCGGCGTCGTGGGCGCGGTTGATCTGTGCGCGGGCGATCGATTCGAGTTCCGCGCGGTCGGACGGGTTGGCGGGCGCGGAGGTGTCGCGGCCTGCGGGCGAGAGGTAGCCGAGTTCCTTTTTCAAATCTCCTTGGAGGGAGGGTGGGACGCGGGCGAGGATGTCGGTGCGTGCCTCGTTGTGGATGAGGCGGTATTGGTCGTCACTCACGGCGGGGTTGTTGCGGGCGGAGCGGAGGACGTCGGTGACTTTCCAGGCGTTGAGGTAATCCTGTTTTGAAATGGGTTCCTCTCCCTGTGATTTGATGAGGGCGTCGGAAAAGGAACGGCGATCTTTTGGGGAAATGAATTCCGCTGCCTCAAGATCGGGCGGGGCAAGGGTGCCGTCGGCGAGGGCGTTTTCGAGCAGGTCGATTTCCTCGCTGCGGAAGTCCTCAAGCTGGCTTTGCGCGGCGCGGCGGATGCGGTTTTTGTCGGTGGCGTCCAGGAACGGGTGGTCGGTGTCGAAGGATTCGGATTCAGTTTCTGCAAGGACGGCGCGCGGGTCTTGGGAAATGCGGGTGTCGAATCCTAGTAGGGTGGTGTTGCGGTCGAAATCCGCGTCCATGGCGTCGAGTTCTTCGGGGAGTAGGCCGAGGGCTTCGGCGGCTGTGCGCTTGGCGGTTTCGTATTGGTCGCGGTTGCCGGTGCGCTTGGCTGCGTCCACCTCATTTTGAAAGGCAAGGGTGGCGCGCTTGGTGGTGAGCTGTGCGGCGTCCTGGGCGGCATTGATCTGGGTGCGGGCGGAGAAGTCCTCGAAGTCTAGGGCGAGGGCGTCGCGGACTACGGGCGGAGCGCCTGCGGGAATCATGCTGCTCTTCTGCTCGGCGAGGAAGGCGTTGGTGCGGGCGATGCGGGCTTGTGGGTCGGTTTCCTTTTGGAGATCGATCTGAAATTGCGAGTAGGCCGAGGCGCGGTTGGTGCGGGCTTCGGAGATCATGCGGGCGTTGTCGATGCGGGCGAGGTCGTGGCCGAGTTTTACGAAACCGTCGGATGCCTGGCCGATGGCTCCGGCGATGGTGCCGAGGGCGCGGGCGGGCGCGGCGGCGGCTTCGGCGGATACCTGGGGCGCGCCGAGTCCGGTGGAGGCGAAGGTGGGGGTGTCGGGTAAGCGGATCATCGTGAGCCTATTTGGTAATTTCCGTATGCGGTGTCTGCTGCCTTCGTGAGTCCGGCGATGCCTTGGCCGATGGCTTGGAGGTTCGCGGCTTTTTTCTGCTGCTTGGCTTCCCAGATTTTCATTTGACCCTGCTGGCGGATGGATTCGGCGCGGAGGTTGGCGGCGCGCGCGGCGTCGGCGATACCCACCTCAAAAGTTCCGGCGGCGGCGGCGAGCATGGCGGCGGTGCTGCCGGATGTGGTGAGGGTGCCGGATGCGGCGGCGCGGGTGCGGAGGGTGGAAAGGCTGCGGCGGTTATTGATGCGGGTGCGGGCGATGTTCTCGGCGGTTTCCTTTTGGAGGTTTTCCGCCTCGCGCACGGCGAGGGCGTTGTTGTAGTTCGCGGCGGCGACGGCGGTTTTCCCCTGCTGCCGTGTGCTGTAAATTCCAAGGCCAGCCGAAAGCAGGCCGCCTAGCATTCCGACGATTCCGAACATTGGGGTGAGGATGGGTGAAAAATGGGGTGGCGGGGATTGAAGCGGGGAACGGGTTAGCGCTCCTGCTGGTTCATGCGGAGGGCGACGGCGCGGACGGTGAAGGGGTAGGGATCGGCGTGGACGATATGCACCTGCACCTCGTCCTTGTTGCCGAGATCCGGGAGCATTTCCGTCCAGCCGGTGTAAAGGTCGGTGGATGGATACGGGATGGGCTTGGCGCTGGCGGCGGCGGCGTTGAACATGGTGCCGCCTTTGGAGCGGAAAAGACTCAGGGCGATTTTGTGGAGGCGTTTGGTGAGGGATTGATTGCCGGGCATGTCCACGGGGAGGGATGAGAGGCGGGAAGTGATGGGCTTCCCAAGGATGGCGCGGGTGGTGCTGGCGATGGTGAGCGGCGAGGCGGACGGGGTGACGGTGGAGCTGGTGACCACTCCGCCGGCGGAAACGGTGAGGAGGGTGAGGGCTTGGCCGATGAGGGTGGCCGGGACGGTGAGCGAGGTGGTGGCGGTGCCGCGATAGCTGATGCCGTCGAGGTAGTGGTAGGGAAAGAGCGGTGAGGCGGTGAGGCCGGGGGTGTTGCCGGTTTCCTGCGTCTCTTGGTAGTGCTGGGGGAAACGCTCCAGGGCAGAGCCTCCGGCGCGCTGGACGATGAAAAACACGTCGTCGTCGCCTTTGTCGCTGGGGAGGATGGCGACGTTTCGGAAGGAGCCTCCGCTGGTGGTGTGCTGGCTCCATGCCATGAGGTTGTCCCGGCGGGAGTAGGAGAACTGGAGGAGCTTGCCCTCGCGGGTGACCGCCCAGAGCGATGGCTCGCGCGTCTGCTGCCATGCGAGCTGAGCGATGCCGGGCTGGGTGAGGTGCTCGGCGAGGCGGGAGAGGTCGATGGGTTCGTAGCTTTCCGCATCGGCGGAGAAAGCGAGCTGGTGGAGGCGCGAGCCTTTGCGATCAGTGAAAAAGAGGGATTCCGAGGCGAGGAGCGGGCGGAGGGTGGAGGAGCCGGTGGCGGCGTAGGTGCGGGCGTTAAAGTTGGATGGGGTGAGGGCGGCGTCTGACGTTTCCGAACCGGCTACCCATAGGGCGACGGCGGTGCCGATGAAAAGGCGGCGCTGGGATTCGATCCAGCGGATGGGGTATTGGTAAGGGGCGGCGAGGGTGACGAAGATGGAATCGGTATCATCGACGCCTTGCTCGAAGTTGAGGAGGTCGTCGGTTTGGGAAAGCCAAAGGGAAACGGGGTTTGAGGCTGTGCCAGCAAAACAAAGGCGGCTTTCGTGGAGGGAGAGGGTGCTGGGGAATCCGCGAACCGTGGAAAAAGCGCCTTCGCTCCAGTCCGGAGTGAGGCCGGACATGACCGGGGTGAGTGCGGTGCCGGTTAGGACTGCTCCGTTGACGTAGGTGTTTGCCTGGACGTAGCCGGAAATGGATTGTTTTTCTGGGGTAAGGACGGCGCGCTGTCCTCCGCTGGCGGCGGTGGAGCCGTCCTGGATAAAGAAAAGACGGAGGAGACATGGCGCATCCTCGGTGCCGGCGTCGGCGATGTTGCGGTCTGCTTTCGCCTCGTAGCTGCGGATGGTTTCCCAGGTGAGGCCGTTGTCGTCGCTGCGCTGCACGTTAAACACGCCGCTCCATGTGCCATAGGTATTGATATTCCATGCGCCTTGCATGGCGATGGGCTGGGATCCGACGTTGTTGTTGCCGGTCAATGCACCGTGCGAGATTTGGAAATCCTTGTCGTCGCGGCGGGGGGAGAGTTTCCATGCGGAGCCGGGCGAGTCTGCCGCCGAGCCGTGGCCAGGAAGGAACAAATTATCTACTAGACGCCAATTAACTCCTGCAACCGGAGCGCCTGTGATGCCGTCAATAATGAGAGTCGGGGTTACATTTGTGAGAGCTTCCCACACAATGCCAAGGTGGGAAATATACATCCCTGCTGTGATCGTCGGGAAGGGTGCATAGATGGGAATGGAGCCCGGGACAGCTATTACAAATTCCCACAAATCGGGGCGGTCAGGCGGGTTGGCGGACGCGGAAGCTATGAAGACCAGAGATTTGTAAATATTGCCGGAGTAAATCTTGTATTCGCCGGCGGCTACTGCTGCGGACTGATTTAAAACAACAACCTGCGCCCATTTGTCGTTTTCTGTTGATAAATACCCTGCCGAGTCTTGGAGCCGTGTGGGCGTGTGGCTCATTATGCAAATGCTGGGGTGCGGATCGGTAGGGTAGTTTGCGGCGTAGGAAACGTCGTTGACGGAGTAGCTTCTGACAAAAGCGGTAAAAAAGGAATTGATGCTGGATATGGTTATGGCGTCCCCTTCCGCGTAGAGCTTACGCCGCCATAATCCCTTCCAGTCTGCGCCGATACCGGGGCGGGACGCGGAGCCGGATGTGTGCGCTACGGTGCATTGCCACTCCGCGCCGCCCTCGAAGACGACATAGCCGAGGGCGTAGCTGGTGGAAGTTACCCATGCGGGGGCGATGGGGTTGGAAAAGACGGAGAGTTTGAGAAGCGGGTCGGCGTTCTGGTCGATGACGGGCGGCTGGGTGAAGGGGATGAATTCCTTTGTCCAGTTGGTATCGGATACGCGGGAGATGCGGAGCGGATGGGTGTCCGGGTGAGTGATGAAAAGGACGTCGTTGACGGCCTCGATTTGCAGCTCGCGGAGGGGAGCCGACCAGAAGCCGGTGGTGCTGTCGCTGGCGGTCGGGGAAGTGGAGGTGAGGAGGGCGATGGTGTCCGCTACGGTGCCGTCTTCGCGGTAAATGGTGAGCAAGTCCTCGGTGAAATGCAGGAGGTAGCGGGAGCCGTCCGTGGAGATGAACGGGTGGAGGTGGGAGTTTTGCGGGGCGGCGGCTGACATGCCGACATGCAGGAGGCCGGGGCGCTTGCTGATTGCTCCGTAGGGCGTGGCCGTGAAGTTCTCGCAAGTCTCGGCGGAAGACGCGGCTTTTTCGAGGTCAATGCGGTGGCGGAGGTAGGGGGAAACTTCGCCGTTGTTGAATGAGAGAAGGGTGGGGTTCATAGGTCGAAGCCGGGTGCGCCGTTATTGCGGAAGCGGGAACGGTAGAGGCCGGATTTCATGGCGAGGCGGCGGGGGGTCATGTTCTCGCCGGATTGGGTCTCGCGGGTGTCCTTGGTTAAGGCCTGGTTGAGGGCGAGCTTGTGCTTTTGCAGGAAGTCGCTGGCGGTCTGCTCGCTGCCGGTGATCTGCCTGGCCATGTCGGAGGCGAGGAGGAGGGTGAAGGCGTTTATGAAGCTCGGCGGGTAGGAGGCGAGCGGCGGGGCGCTGGTGATGAAATAGAGATTCAGCGTGTCCTCGGTGTCGCAAAGGACTTTCCTGTCCACGATCTCGAAGCGCTGCAGGGCGGTGTCCGATGTGGTGGCAAAGCGGAGGACGCGGAGGCAGGCGGCGGGGAGGTCGTAGGCAACCGTCCAGGGGAGAAACGCGGTGGAAAGCATGGTGGCGACGGCGGACATGGACGCATCGATAATCGTCCACGGCTCCTGATAGGGGAAGGCGTCCACGGGGAAGGTCGAGGCGGTGCGGGCGGCGTAGTCCGTGAGAGTGGCGTCAGCATCGTCCACGGCGGAGAGTTCCGCGTAGGCGGTGTTTGCGGCCTTGGTGAGGGTGAAAACATTGTCGTCCGCATCCGTGCCGACGTAGGTGGTGGCGGCGGCGGTGTAGGTGGTGAGGGAAAGCTGGACGGTGTGGGTGGTGAGTCCGCTGGAAAAGGTGCCGCTGGCCTTGGTGTAGGTGACGGATACCTGTGAGGGGATGAGCTTGGTGAGGGCGCGGGCGAAGTTCCAGGGGTGGGTTTCGAGGAGGGTGGCGAGGGTGTTGTCGTAATGCGTCCGGCAAACGGTGGCGGCGGTCGTCGAATCGACGTCGATGTCGGTGGCGGCGGGCTCCCCCAGGTGGGAAAGGGCGAGGTTGGCGATCTGCGTTTTCGTCATGGCGGCAATGTGGAAAGTGAAAAGCCCCGCCCCGGCATGGCGGAACGGGGCTTTTCGGTTGGTTCTTCCCCCCGGAAGATTATTTCGAGCGGTAGGCGATCAGGAACGTGAGGACGGTTCCGTTGGTGATCGTGTCGGCGGACATGACGGTCGCGAAGATCGCGCCCGTGTCGTCCGTGCGGACAGGAGTTTCGACCGTGCTCGGCTTGGTGCCGGAGCAAAAGCCGATGATGCCGCCCGAGCTGAGGGTGATGCCGTCGGCGTAGGCGTCCACGTTTCCGGTGTGGCCGATGTCGAGGGTGAGCGTGGTTCCCGGATCGGAGCTGGTGACGCTGCAAAGCTGCGGCACGACACAAGCATCAACCGGCAAATATTTCGTCGGGATGATGTTGAGGATGTCGTTGGCAGCCGTGGAGCCCGTGAGGGTGACTTTGGCGGTGGCGACGGTGAGCTTGCCGTTGGCGTCGTCGCCATCGCGCAATCCTGCGGAGACGAGACGGGCTTCGGAAGTGGTGACAAGGTTGGAATCGAATTCGGCCATGATAGTTGTTCTTTCGGTTGGTGGTGAGGTTTGCCGGGGGATCGCTCCCCCGGCTTGGTGGGGTTAGAGGACGCAGTTGATTTTGACGACCTGCTTTTCCTGCCTGCGGCAGGCGTTGAAGGCGTAGTCGGACTTGAACTGGACGCAATGGTCGAGCTCCGGCAGGATATCGACATAGACCTTGAGGTCTTGCCAGATATCCAGATAGAGGCCGTCGGAAGTCCAGATTGCGGACTCGGCGATGGTGCCGCCGGTGTTGGTGGGAAGCGCCTCGATGGAAACCCAATTGACGCCGAGCCAGAAGCGAAGTCCGCCGTTCTCGTCATAGACGGGTGGCAGGAATTCCTTGGAATAGAGTCGGTCGCCGGCGTTGGTGTTCGCTGCGTGGAGGAGCTGCGCCTCAAGCTCGGAGTTGAGCAAGCCGCAGAGTTTCACGCCGCGTGCCTGCGCCTCGCTGTTCCATGCCTCGGAGGCGCGGAGCTGGCGGACGGCTTCGATGACCTTGGAGGCGGTCATGCCGCTGTTGGCCGGGCTGCCGGATGGCACGAAGTCCACCGCAACGGATTGCGTGATGGCCTGCGTGGTGGATCCGGTCGCTCCGACGTAGTTGGTGCCGAGCAGGCCGTCGATGAGCACGGCGTCAAGCTGGCGGGCGTAGGCGGCGGAGTGCTGCACGATGTGAGTGCCTTGCCCCATGATGGTGGGTGCAAGGGCGATCTCGTCCCACTTCGGCTCGCTGGTGAGACCTTGGAAGGTTCTCATGTGGTTCCAGCGTTTCTCGGTGTCGAGATCCTTCTGGGCGAGGCGGTTGTAGCGGGTGCCGGTGGTTTCCTTCGCGGCGATGGAATCGACCTGGTTGTGGGTCTTGGCTTCGCCCGTGCAGCCGGTGGTCACGACCGCGAATTTACGCAGGCGGGAAACGGTCTGGGCGACGAGTGGTTCGAAGTTCTTTCCGAACTGAGTGGTGAAATGGTCTGGAACTGCAAGTGACATGGTGGTGGTGGTAGTGGTTTGGTTGGAAACGGTTGGTGAATCCGTTCGCGTCCGGTTGTCCTAAAAGGGGCAGAGCGAGGTGCGGCTGTGCTTTAGGACAGGGCGGCCACTGGTGCCGGTTGTCTGTCTTGCGTCGGTGATGAGACTGCGGGAAACGCTGTAAATCCGCTATTGAAGCGGGGAAACGAAAACCGCCCGCCCCCTGCGAGAGAGGACGGGCGGAAAACAACACAACGCTGAGATTATTTCTTGGCCTCGCCGAGGAGCTTGGTGACGAGCTGGTAGGCGGCGGGGTCGCCGTTGGCGTAGCGCTCGCTCCATTGCGCATCCTTGCCCGCGATGATGGAGTCTGCCCGCTCGGCGGAGGAGCGGAGATCGCCAAAGCCTGCGGGGGCTGCGACGCTATCCTCGCGGGTGAGCTTTGCCACTTGGTGCATGATGCGGGCGAAGGCGGGATTGTTGGCGAGTTCTTTTACGGCTCCCTCCTCGATGCCTGCGGCCTCGCCGAAACGCTCGGTGAGGTGGCGGACGGTGGAGAGGTTGCTGGTGTAGTCCCCTTTCCACTCGGTGATGAGAGACGAGCGGGCTTCTTCCTGCGCCTTGGCGATGGCCTGCGCGTGTTCGCTGGCCTCGGCGGAGGCGATGGCAAGCTGCTTGTCCATGAGCGCGCGGAGGGCGGGCGCGGGGACATGGTGCTGGTGGGCGAGCTTGGCGAAGTCTGCGGCGAGGTCTGCGTTGAAACTTACTCCCTCCGGCAAGTTCTCCGGGACGGGGAGGTTGTAGCCTTCGGCGGTGGCCGGCACGTTGGCGAGTTGCCGGAATCGTTCCACCTGGTCGGGCGTGGCGGTGGCGTCGGGATACGCGGGGCCGGTCTGGCGGAGGTGGACGTAGGATTTCAGGAGGTCGCCGGGATTTTTGAAACGGGCGGCGGTTTCTCCGTAGGCGCTGAATTCATCGCCGAATGCCTGGTGCCAGTTCTCGGTGAATGTGCCGTCGTCGTTGAAGGCGCGCGGTGCGGCGGGTGCGGCTGGCGGCGTTACGATTTCAGCGGCGGGTGGTGGCTCGGGCGCGGCGGGTGCTACGGGCGGGGCTTCGGCGGGTGGTGCTTCGGGGGTATCGATCATGGGAGTGGTTTGGTGGAGGGTTTCAGATAGGCAAGGGCTTCGGCGGTGTCATGGTTGCCGCGGCATTTCTCGCGCATTTCCTGACGGCGCTCGGCGTAGAGGGAAAGGAAGTCGTGGCGGGAGAGGTTTTCAAAGCACCAGAGGAAACATTCCGGCGTTCCGAATCCGAGATCCGGGTGGGTCGGTGCGTCTTTGATCTTGGCGGCGAGCGGTTCCTCTTCGTCTTCGTCGTTAAGCGGTATGGCTCGCGGCTTCGGCGAGGGCTTTGTCGATTTCCTGTATGACGGATTGTCGGCCGTTGCGGAAGGCGGCGGCAATGGGACAGAAATTTCCATCCCGGCCAGCTTGGAATGCGGGCTCTCCGGTGGCGGTGGCGGCGTGTAGCCATGCGAGGGTTCGTTTTCCGTCGGGGGTGTCGAAGGTTCGGCGGATGGCGGCGAGTAGGTCTTGGCGCTGCTGTTTGATGCGCGCGGCGTTTTCTTTGGCATTGTCTTTCGGGGTTGGGGTCATTGTTGCGGGGAGAGTTGCTGGGCGGCGTCCATGGTCTCGCGGGCGCCGCCGAGGTTGCGGACGGCCTCGGTGGCGGCGATGGCTTGCTGTTGCTGCGCGGCTTCGGCGCGGGCGGCGTCCAGTTCCGCGAGCTGCTTCTCGGTGCGGAGGAGGATGGTGGGCAGGCCTTTCGCACGGGCGAAGTGCGGGAGGAGCGTGCGGGGATTGAGGGAGTCCAGGAAGGTGGGGTCGAGCGTGGCGAGCTGGCTGGTGATGGCGAGGATGTCGCCGAGGCCGGAGAGGTGGGACTGTTCCATGGCGAGCGCCATGGCGGAGACGTAATCGACTTCTGGATCCGCGAGGTAGGCGC